CGCCGCAAATCCCCCCCGAAACTAGAGAAACAATCGCGCGGAACGTTTGACGTTACTCGCGCAAATAAGGCAATCGCTCGCGAATTGCCCCAAATCATCAAACAGCCTGACCGCAACAATTATGCGAAGGCTGCAATCGATCCCGCGCCGCAAGGCCAGCGGATCGAAGAGGCCGCACGGGCACCCAAGCCGGTGCCGGTGGCCGAAACGAATTTGACGGTCGGGCCGCGCCTCTGCAAGGCCAAGCCGTCAAATACAAAGGGCAACGGGTCCTCCCGCTCCTTTGTCCCATGGTGCAAGTGAAAGGAACACAAAACCATGCTCAATGCTGTGAACGAAATCCTCGGCGGTCTCTTCCGCCGTGTCGGAACTATGACTGGTTCGGCTGCTGTCACCTATGGTGCCACCGCTGACCAATCTGCGATGATCGCTTCCAGCGTCTTCGCCCTCTTGGCTGTCGCCTCTGAACTGGCGCTGTCGCATTATCTCGACCGTCGCTAATGTTCGGCGCTCTTCTGAGCGCGGGCGCTTCCATCGTTGGCGGTCTTATGGGCCGCAAGGATGCGGAAAATCAGCGCGAACGCGATAAAAAAGACAAGAAAAAACAGTTCATTGAACTGCGCAAGGCGGCGGAAAGAGGCGGGTTTAACCCCCTCACCGCTCTTGCTGCAACCGGGACCGGCGGCTTTGGAAACATAGCTGGCGGGGCCCCTCCCCTCGCCTCAACCCAAATGCTCGTTGATGGGTTCAAAGGCGTAACCGATGCCTTTAGCGGCCAAGCGGCGCGCGAAGCCGAAAGGCAGGAACTCGAACTGGATCTTGCAAAGATCAAGCTTGATCAAGCGCGGGGCGATATCGCCTCCAATGAACCTCCGGCACAATTTGCCGGTGGTACAACCTTCCGCTTGCCTCGATCCGTTGCCGTGCCTCGTCCGGCGGCGGTCGAACAGGTCGAACAGATGGGCGTCCCCTCTGGGGGCGGTCTCTCAACCCGTCCTGCGGGTCGTCCTGGGCTTTGGTCCAAAGGCGGCGTTCCCCTGATCCGTCCAGACGGGCAGTCGGTCCTATACTCAAAAAAAGTCGCAGACCGTTTAGGTCTCGGCGCATTCGATGCACTTATCGTTGAAGATTATGAAGCGATATACGGCGATGAACTCGGACAGGGTGTAGCCCTTCCGCAATTGCCGGGGGCCGTTATTCAGAATGAAGGCGGCGTCCTTAAATAAAGGACCATCGAAGAAAGAGAAGAGGTAATTCAAAAAAACAAAGAACTTCTATTTAAATTCCCCAAACTCTCGTCGCCTAATCAAGGCGGCGGTTCCTCCAATCGACTAAGTCGGAGATATCAATAATGGCTCGCCAATCAAATACATCTGTTCAATTCTAAAAGACCACGCGCGGCGATAGCTGCGTCGTAATGACAAGTGGTCGTGCAGGTAAATGCCAAATGCTCGGATATGCCCCGATCCTTCGGGGTGACAGTGCCTCTGGCAAGGTCGCTATTGATCTCGAACTTGCCGAAATGCCTCGGCCCCTGCTGAATGGGGTTATGATGAATGTGCAAGCGTGGTTTGTGTTTAAAACCGCGCACCCGCAATTTTCCGGTCGCGACGAATTCATCGCAAGTTATTAGGGCGAATTGATCAAGGTTCTTGGCCAAGCTGATTGGACGGCTCTGCCGTTCTATCAGACCTCCGCCCTCAACTCGACGTTGACGGATAGCGAAATGTTTAAAGCCTTTGGCATCCATTGCGCGACCGGATCGCGGGTCAATTATGACCTGATCGACGCCTACAACGTGGTGTATAATTTCCGCTTTGCGGCATATTCCACCCGGCTTCTCCTGCGCGGCTATGCCGTCGAAGGTGTTGCGGATGCTGTCACCTTCGGCCCAGCGTTCTGGCCTACCTCGCGTTTTTCGCGTGTTGTGGCTGATTATGAGCGGGCGCTGATCGTCGGGTCATTTGACCTTGACGTTACTGCCGGGATGATCCCCGTGGAAGGTATCGGTATGATCAGTTCCTTCACTGAGGCGTCCAAGTCGGTCCGTGAAAGCGGCAACGGCGGTGCGATTATCGTCTTCGGAAAAAACCGCGACCTCGGCACGAATGGCGGCTCAACCTTCATCGAGTTTGAGGAAGACGGGGTAACACCGTCGATCTTTGCGAACATGCAAGCCGAAACTGTCGGGATCTCGCTGGCGGATATTGACAAGGCGCGGATTATCCAAGCCTTCGCCAAGCTGCGCACCGCATATGCGGGCAACGAGACCACCGGGTACAGCAACGATGATATAATCGTTGCCGAACTCATGCAGGGCTTCGCGGTTCCTTTGGAACACGAGCGCCGTCCGTGGCTGCTGGATAGCAAACGCGTGCCTATCGGCTTCAATGAGCGTTACGCGACGGATAGCGGGTCCCTTGATCAATCTGTCACGCAAGGGCGCGTTTTCGCGACCTTGAGTGTGAACCTCCCGGTGTTGGAAACCGGCGGGATGATCATTTACACCGTCGAAGTCCTGCCGGAACGCATTTATGAGCGTTAGCACGACGAATTCCTTGCGATCCAAACGCCCAGCGATCTGTTAGACGCTCTGCGCGACGTTCAGCGCGTCGAATTTGTCGATCTGGTGACGTCGCGGCGGCTGGATGCAAAGCACACAAACCCCGATAGTTTCTATGGGTATGAACCCATGAACGACGTCTGGAACAGATCGTCCACCCGCCTTGGCGGTGCGTTTTATCAGGCAAATCCGCTCGCCCTTTGGACCGAATAGCGGTCGGGCGTGTGGTAACTGAACATCATCGATCCCGTCTATACGGAAGATCATTTTTTGGTTCCCGATGATTTCCCCCACGATGTGTTTTTGGACACTCTGGCGGATGCCTTTGAAGCCGTGGTCTGCCACGAATTCAAAATCGTGGGTCTGACCCAAATCGGTGACGTGATTGCCGAAAACAACGACGATTACACCGAAGTACAGGAGGCATAAACCATGCGCTTTGATCCCCTTAAATGGAAAGAAATTGACAATGAAAAAGCGGAACTCCAAGCCCCGTAAGGGCGGTTGCACATTATGTGCAGCCTGCCGTGCGTCGTCTACGTCTCGGCCCTCGGCTATGAAGCAATCGCGGGCGTCGGGCAGGAAATCAACGTCCAGACGTCGCAGGAAATGACCTTCAGGGTCGAAGCTGCGGATGGCGCTCGCGCCTTCTACTACGTCCCTGAAAACCTGCCGCGCGAAAGCAACAAAGAGATTTACACCAACATCGATCGCAAGCTTGCGGAAAGCGGCACGATGCTGGAAATCAAAAAGGCTCTCCGCCAGCATAAGCTGGAGGAACAAGCCATGTTGCGAGAAATCCGCGCGCAACGCTCGGCCCTCAACCGGTAACGGGAAGAAATGGGCCGCGTTGCCCCTGAACCCGCGCCGATCCAAGACGATCCGGCTCCGGCCCCTGAGGAAGAAATTCCGTCAGACCCGGCGAAATAGAACACCTGTTCCGACCTGGACAATAAAAAAGGGGTCAAAACCCCGTCCAGGTTGGAACACCTGTTCTTTTCGGGCAAATTGTCTAGGAAAAAATGGGCGGACCATTTTCAATGCTGTGATAAAAAACAGCCCGCCCAAATCACTCTCACTTCCAAGCGAAAGCAATCACCATGCGTAATGCAATCTATCTCTGGTGGCAACAATATGTTGCTGGCGTCTTCAAATCACCCCAAGCGGTGTATCAGGCCGTATTGGCCGAAAAACGCGCCCTTGAGTGCAAAGAAGCGCCTTTCGGTAGGTCTACCGCCGAAAGACCCAAGACGGCCCTCTATGACGTCCCTCAGCGCCTTCGCGCGCCCTCCCTGTTCACTGCGGAACATGTACTCCGCCAGCACAACAAAGCGGATTGGCAACAAGTCAAACCGCAAATGATGCTTTTCGCGGCCAAGCTGATCGAGCTGGCGCGAAAGCGGGGTATCCCGCTCTACGTCCATGGTGCCTTTCGCACGGAACAGGAACAAAAGGCCCTCCGAGATGCCGGGCGGTCGAAAACCGTCTGGCCCTACGCCGCGCACTGCCAAGGCTGCGCGGTCGATATCGTCCATTCTCAATTCCATTGGGAAATGACGGACGATGAATGGTAATACATCGGCAAGATGGGCCGCCAAATCGCGCACCAAATGAACCTTGACGTCACTTGGGGCGCATCTAAAAAAATCGGCGGGGACTGGACCTTCCACGATCCCGCCCATTGGGAACTCTACGGTTGGAGCGACAACGTGCGCGAAACCGTCGCCCAAGTCCCTGTCAGGTACACACCCCGGGCAATCCTGAAAAGATATCCAAAAGCCAGTTAGCCTGCCATGCATTCGCTCTGCGCGCGCTGGCCCCAACTATCTCTTTCTAAGCCCGTGTCCTGTCCTCAAAAGGGACAGGCTACGTTCCCACACTCAGCGGCGGAGCCGCGCCCTCTCCGGCCCTCTTACAGAGCCGGAGGCGATGCTGTGACGGGGTTCCCTGCGAAAGCAGGGGTGTCACTGCATGCTACCTCTCAATGCGTCACTACGCTTGATGCCGCGCCCGAACTCCGTTCGGGCGCGGCAAGGGATTACCCTCTTGATAGTTATATCCCTCTAGTGGTCCCGCCGACAAAAACCTCCAAGATCGAAAGCCTGACAATGTGTAGAAGCCTAAGCTTCGTTTACATCAAGCGGGGTTTTTGCTGGGAACAGCAACCCGTGAACTGCCGCATTTGCTGGCAATGCCGCACGAACAGGGTCAACGATTACGTTGGCCGCGTTTTTTGTGAGGCGTCGGTAACTGAGCATATTTTATGTGTCATTTTGACATACGCTCCCCGTTCCGACTTCTTCGACAAGGTGCTTACGCCTAAGCACTTTCAGGATTTCATCAGGTCTTTAAGAAAGGCGGGCCACTCTCTGCGGTACATCGTGACAGGGGAGTACGGCGAACTCAAAGGCAGGGCGCATTTTCATGCGATCCTGTTCTTCCAAGGCCCTCCCCTCGATGCTCCGCAAAAAACCAATTTTCACACCCGGCACTGGCCCCATGGTCACGTCTTTGCTGACCATGACACGGACGAAAAATCCATGCGCTATGCCATGAAATACCTGCTCAAGTCCGAGCCGGGAAAATACTGGTTCTCCCTCTCTAAGAAGCCGTCCATCGGATCGGCTTTCTTCCAAGCCAAGGCAGAAGAAAATCTCCGCCTTGGCACCTTCCCTGCGTCCTTCGAATACCTGCCACCCGGCGGGGACAGAGGACGCCCCTATCTGTTGACAGGGGCAACCCGTCGCGACTATCTCGCGGCGATGCTTGCGCCGTTCCAGTTCGGTGCCCCGCAAGAGGATCTGCGGCGGTACTCCGAATGGGTCGGCAAGGCGATAGAAAAAACCCGTCTATGGCAAAGGCTGGAAAGTTCGCGAATTGATCCAGATCAAGCGATCAACGCGTTAGCGGATGAATTGGACCTGAAAAGGCCAAAACTGAAAACACAAGCCGAAATGAGTATTGACACCGCGCAATATACCTATGATGTAATGGACGGACTACAAATCACCTCCAAGGGATAAAGCCTATGGCGCGCCGTGGCTCACGCAAAGCAAGGATCGAAAAGCGGGAGGCGTATGCCGACCGTAAAAAAGCAGTTCAACCTGCACCCTCGACCCCGGCGCGCCGCAAATCCCCCCCGAAACTAGAGAAACAATCGCGCGGAACGTTTGACGTTACTCGCGCAAATAAGGCAATCGCTCGCGAATTGCCCCAAATCATC